TGATGATCGTCGCCAGCATCTGTCTGCGTGGCAACGCCTTCGTTGAAAAAAAGCGAGTTGGTTCGCGCATCGTCGCACTAGATCCTCTTTTACCGCAGCTGATGACCGTCAAACGACTGGATACCGGTCGCCTTGAGTACAAGTACACCGTTAAGGGGCAGAGCCGAGTTATTCCGGAAGGCGACTTGATGCACATCCGTGGATTCGGTCTGGATGGTGTTTGCGGAATGTTGCCTGTATCAACGGGCAAAGAGATCTTCGGCGCGGCAATTTCTGCTGAGGAGGCTGCCGCTAAGGTCTTCGCTCAGGGTATGCAGGCCTCAGGCATTCTTAGTAGTGATCAGAACCTAAAGCCGGAACAGCGTGAGCAGTTGAGAGCGAGTTTGCAGGCGTTCATGGGATCGAAGAATGCCGGTAAAATCATGGTTGCTGAGGCAGGGCTGAAGTATCAGGGGATCACGATGAACCCCGAAGCGGCTCAGATGCTCGAGTCACGGTCTTATGGTATTGAGGAGGTCTGCCGCTGGTTTCGCGTACCGCCGTTCATGGTTGGGCACATGGACAAGCAAAGCAGTTGGGCTTCGAGTGTTGAGGGCCAAAATCTTCAGTTCCTGACCAACTGCCTCAGGCCACTTCTTGAAAACATCGAACAGGAAATCGTTCGTTGCCTGCTCGATCGGGATGATCGCTACTTCGCCGAGTTCGCTGTTGAAGGTTTGCTACGCGCGGACAGCCAGGGGCGGGCCAGCTACTACAACATATGCCTTCAAAATGGCTGGATGAGCCGCAACGAAGTTAGGCGGCTTGAGAATCTTCCGCCTATTCCAGGTGGCGACGTTTACACCGTGCAATCGAACATGCTCCCCATCGATCAGCTTGGCCAGGGATCAGATAGCGGCGAGCAAGTACGTGCAGCTTTATCCGCTTGGCTTACCCCGAACGAAAAAGGCCGAACCCCCGGCAGCTCTGGAGACTGACCCATGACAATTCGAAGCCTTCCGGCTGCGCCGGCGGGTCGTCCGTGCGCGGGCGTCTCCTTTGACCTTATGCCTCAGGCCATGGAGCGATGGAACGCGGGCATTCAGGCCGCAGCGGAAGATGACAAAAATACCATTTCAATTTTGGACGCTATCGGGTTTGACCCTTGGACGGGTGATGGCGTAACAGCCAAACGTATCTCTGCTGCATTGCGAAGCATGGGTGGCGCCGATGTCACTGTGAATATGAATTCGCCAGGTGGCGACATGTTCGAAGGGCTGGCGATCTACAACATTCTGCGTGAGTACAAGGGCCATGTGACCGTAAAGGTTTTGGGCCTGGCTGCTTCCGCTGCGTCGATCATCGCGATGGCCGGTGATGAAATTCAGGTCGCCCGATCGGGTTTCCTGATGATCCACAACGGCTGGACCATCGCCGCTGGCAACCGTCACCAGTTCCGTGAGGTGGCCGACATGATGGAGCCATTCGATGCGGCGATGGGTGACATCTACTCCGCCCGGACCGGGAGTGACCTGAAATCGATGCAGAAGCTGATGGATGCAGAGACCTGGATCGGAGGGTCTGCTGCTGTCGATCAGGGGTTCGCAGATGCGCTGCTCGATTCCGATTCGATCAAAGAAGGCGCTAAGGCGCAGGCGGGGATTATCGCCGCGCGGAAACTGGATTTGATACTCGCCAAGCAGGGTATACCCCGCAGCGAGCGTCGATCACTCATTCAAGAAATCAAGTCCGGCACGCCTTGCGCTGCCGAACCCGGTACGCAAGACGCTGCCGACACCCTGGCCAATCTGGCCGAACCAATCGCCGAACTGGAGCGAGCACTCGCTCGGTTCTCGGCAGCCGCTACCAATTAAGGGAACGAAACCATGTCTGAACAAGCCCAGTTGCTTGCCAAAATGAGCGCAGAGCTCGAAAAGGCTTCCAGTGAATTCAGCCTCAAAGCTGAAGCCGCTCTTGGTGAAGCCAAAAAAGCAGGCACGCTGTCTGCCGAAACCAAAGCCGCCGTCGACGAGATGGCATTGAAATTCAACACCCTGACCGAAGCCGAGAAACAGCTGAAAGCTCAGTTGGGTGAGCTGGAACAGGAGTTCGCACGAATTCCTACCCAAGCTGCTGCGAGCCATCGCGAAACCCTTGGTAGCACCGTCATCAAGAGCGAAGCGCTGATTGAGTTCGCCAAGAGTATTCAAGGCAACCGCCGCGTCAGTGTTCCGGTTAATGCTGCGCTGCTCAGCACCGGCGTTGCTGAAGGTGTTGTAGAGCCGATGCGCCTACCTGGCATCGACGTAATGCCCAAGCAGCGCCTGTTCATTCGCGATTTGATCGCCCCAGGCCGCACTACGTCGCCGGCAATCTTCTGGGTCCAGCAAACAGGCTTCACCAATGCCGCCCGGGTTGTCGCCGAGAACACCGCCAAGCCTTACAGCGATATCCAGTTCGACACCAAGATCACGCCGGTGACCACCATCGCGCACATGTTCAAGGCCTCGAAGCAGATCCTGGACGACTTCGCGCAGTTGCAGTCGACCGTCGATGCTGAAATGCGCTACGGCCTGAAATACGCGGAGGAGTCGGAAATTCTGTTCGGTGACGGCACCGGTGTTCACCTTCATGGCATCGTGCCGCAGGCGACTGCTTACTCTGCGGCCTTCGCCCCCGAAGCGATGACCCAGATTGATCAGCTGCGCCTCGCCATGCTCCAGTCACAACTTGCCCGCCTGCCAGCCAGCGGCCACGTTCTGCACTTCACCGACTGGGCGAAGATCGAACTGACCAAAGACACACTGGGCCGCTACATCATCGGCAACCCGTTGAGCCTCGCCGGCCCAACGCTGTGGGGTTTGCCGGTGGTTGCGACTGAGCTGGCTGCGTTCCTCGGCAAATTCCTCACTGGCGCCTTCCAGACCGGGGCGCAAATTTTCGATCGCGAAGATGCCAACGTGGTGATCTCCACCGAGAACGCTGACGATTTCGAGAAAAACATGATCTCGATCCGTTGCGAAGAGCGACTGGCTCTGGCCGTGAAACGCCCAGAGGCATTCATCTACGGCACCTTCGCCGTACCAGCGCCTTAATCCACCCAAGATCCGGCACCTATTGGTGCCGGATATCTGGAGAAAGACATGAAGATGAAAGCGCTTCGCCCTATCTACAAAGACGGGAAGACCCTTATTGAGGGTGAGGAATTTGAAACCGGCGAACAGCACGGCCGTGAGCTTTTGACTCGGGGCTATGCGTCGCAGGTCGCTGACTCTGCCGATCCGGCAGACACCAAAAAAACGAAAGCCGCCGACAAGAAAAAGGCCGAATAAATATGAGCGTGATCGACATTGCCGTCGCCATGAACCATCTCCTTGCTGAGCCGGAAGATGAGTCCATGGTGCAGATAAAACTCGATGCGGCCGAAGAGTCTGCTGCCGAGTTTCTGCAGCGTCGGTTCTTTGTTGATCAGGCTGCAATGATTGCTGCTCGCGCCGCAGTGCCAGCGGCAATTGTGCAGACGCGATCAGATTACGAAGCAGCCATGACCACGGCCAATCTCATCGAAAACTATTGTGATCGCACATCCGCTCTTGAGGTGGCTTTGGCCAATTTCAAAGAGGCTCGAACTGCTCTGGATGCAGTGTCGCGAGGGCTCGTTATAAACAAAGCGATTGTGGCCGCCTGCTTGCTCATCCTCGGAAATCTATACGCAAACCGAGAGGATGTTGTGATTGGCACCATTTCTTCAGAGCTACCGAAAGGCTCTACCTCTTTGCTGATGCCTTATCGCATCAAGATGGGTGTGTGATGAGGGCCGGCGGCTTGCGGCACCGGGTCACCATTCAGGCGCTGAGCGAGGTTCAAGACCCTGAATCCGGCGAGATGATCCCAGGCTGGGTTGATGTCTGGACCAAAGTACCTGCGAAATTTGAGTACCTGAACGGTCGCGAATTGCTGGCCGCTCAGGCAATCCAATCAGAGGTAACGGCTCGCATCACGATCCGGTACCGCCCAGGCGTTCTGGCGACCATGCGAGGCCTTTACCGTGGCGAAGTCTGGAATTTTACCAAGCCACTGCCCGATAACGATTCGGGGCTTGAGTCATTGGTGATTCCGGTATCTACGGGGGTGAACGATGGCTGACTGGGTGAGCTACAAGTTGACCGGTGCCGATGAGTTGTCGGCCAAGTTCCGTGAGTTGTCCCAGGGCATGCGCACAAAGGTTGCGGTGCCGGCGGCAAAGGATGCGATGGAGTTGGTCATGATCGACGCGAAGGACCGCGCCGAGCGCATCGACGACCCGGAAACCAGAAACCAGATATCCGGCAATATCGCGATGGTCGAGCAGAAGAAACTCGGCGAAGAACTGGGGGCGGCTATCGTCTCGGTCGGTGTCAAAAAGTCGAGGTCAGGCCAGCGCGGCGGCAACACCTTCTATTGGTGGTATGTCGAGCTTGGCACCGAGCATTCGGCGGCTTTCCCGTTTATGCGCGGTGCGCTGGCGGCCCAGCGTGAGGCGGTTTTCAAGGAATTCCTCAGTTTGGCCAAATACCAGTTGATCAAGTTGGGGGCGAACTGATGGCAGCACCAATTTTTCAGGTCTGCGCCGCGGCGCCGGCGGTTACCGCTTTGCTCGGAACTGCACCAACGCGAATCTACCCGTTTGGTGAGGCGCCTCAAGACGTGGTCAAGCCGTATGCGGTCTGGCAGGTCATCAGCGGCTCGCCGATCAACTATGTCAGCGGACGGCCTGACACCGACCGATATGGATTGCAGGTCGATGTGTACGCCGTTACCGGCGCCGCGGCTGAGCAGGTCACCGACGCCATCCGCCGCGCGATTGAGCTTCAGGCCCATGTCACCGGATTTAACTTGGACGGCAGAGATCCCGCCACGAAAAACTATCGCAAGAGTTTCGATGTTGCCTGGCTGGTGAGTCTGTAGCCGGAAACCAGAAAGAACGACCCGCTTCGGCGGGTTTTTTTATGCCCGCCCAACAGTGATTTTCCAAGAAAATCGGGGAGTATCAATTGACCATTAAGACCCAAGGCACCGATCTGTATGCGATCGACCCGGCGACCAACACCATCCTCGAGGTCGGCTGTTTCACTTCGCTGGATGGCATCGACACCACTATCGCGCAGATCGAAACCACCTGTTTGAACAAAAAGTCCCGCACCTACGAGGCTGGCCTGGGTGAGCCGGGTTCGGCTTCGTTCGGTATCAACATCGATCCTCAGAATGCGGCGCACATCCGCCTTCACCAACTGAAGACCGCTGGCACCAGCTTGGTCTGGGCTGTGGGTTTTTCGGATGGTCGAATCAATGACGAAGGCATTCCTCCGACCGTGGCCGCAATCGCGGGGCTCTCTGCGTTAACGCTCACCAATGCCGGTACTGGTTACACCACTGCCCCGACGGTGGCCATCACTGGCGGCGGTGGGACTGGTGCTACGGCAACTGCCACCGTATCAAGTGGCGCCGTGACAGGCTTCACCATCACCAACCCGGGCTCCGGCTACACCAGCGCTCCGACTGTTGCGCTCACCGGTGGAGCGGGTACCGGTGCTACAGCAACGGCAGTGGTGAACGACGAGGTTGATTTCAACCTGCCGACCACCCGCACCTGGATTACCTTCGAGGGTTACATGTCCAGCTTG